CCCGAAGCGCGCAATAACATCGCAACGACAGCGATTGCGGCGGCGGCTCAGTACTTCACCGAAATGCCAATGATCCAGACGATTGGCGACATAACCAAGTCGTTTGAGCGCGGCGACATGAGCTTCATCGCCGAGGGTCCGCTCAAGTCGTATATGCCCTACTCAGCAGCAATTCGTGCAGGCGAGCGCGCCGTCGATCCAACGATGCGCAGGGCGAGCGGAGAGATTGAGTACTACACGTTAGAAGAAGTGCAGGGCATGCCGCCTGGCGCTGACGGCAACCCGCAGTACGAGCTGGTCGGCATGGTTAAGGGCGGCATTGGTGGCAGCTTCAACGACGCAATGGCGAAGTGGGGATCAATGCTGAAAGACCGCGAGCTGATGGGCGGTGCCAGCGATGAGACCTCCGCTATTCAGTACGACGTTCTAGGTCAGCCGCGCGAGATGAACGTGCGCTTCGACACGAACCCCGTGCTCGCCATGTACAACCTGGTCATTCCGTTCAACGTGAAGCAAGGCGAGGCGCCGTCTGCAATCATGCGAGAGCAGATCAGGCTGAAGGGGCCGCTGCGTACAGCAAAAGAAAAGGAGAGGGGGTTCGCGTTTAGCGATGCTTTCCAGGCGGAATGGACGCGCCAGGCGAAGCAAGAAATTATGACGCAAAATCCCAGCACCAATGAGGCGGAGACCTTTATCGAAGCGCTGAACAATCTTCTCAGTTCGCCTGACTATGTGGGCGACACTGATCGCGAGCAGTTCAACGCAATCAGAGACATTGAGGACAGGTTTTACGACGCCGCACTCGATGTCGTTTTTGCCATGCCTCAATACCGAGAGGTGGGCGAAGCCTACCGAGACTACAGATACGTCCGCGACATCTATAAAGAGCAAGGAAGACTGATGCGATGAGTGTTAGCTCCACCACAACCAAAGTCAGCTACTCAGGCGACGGTTCTACCGCCGCCTTTTCTTATACCTTCAAAATCTTTGCTGACGCTGATCTACAGGTGATCATCCAGTCGTCGGCAGGCGCTGAGACGATCAAGACGCTCACAACGCACTACACCGTGTCGGGCGCAGGCGAAGAGGCCGGCGGCACAGTCACGTTCACGAGCGGCAACATTCCAGCGTCTGGTGAGACCGTCGTCATCCGGCGCAACCTGACGCTGACGCAATCGACCGATTACGTTGAGAACGACCCGTTCCCTGCTGAGAGCCACGAGGACGCGCTCGATCGCCTGACGTTTATCTCTCAAGGTACAAACGAGGAGCTGGACCGCGCGATCAAAGCCCCTGTTACTGATCCGACGAGCGTTAACATGACCCTCCCGGTGAAGGCTGACAGGCTGGGCAAGCTGCTTGGCTTCGATGCGACGACGGGTGATCCGGAGGCAACAACAGGTCGGGTGCTTTCCGCAACCGCTACTGATGTGTCGCCAGGTGGTTCTGCCACTGCTTCGTTTAACGACACGACGGGCGTGCTGACGATTGGCGTGCCGACCGGGGCGACTGGCGCTGCTGGCGCTGGCCTCGACGTACTGACGACGCGCGGCGACATTGCCTATCGCAATGCGTCAAACGAGACTGCGCGACTTGGCGCTGGCAGCGCAAACACGGTGCTGAAGTCAGACGGCACCGACATCGCCTACGGTCAAGTCGCGACTGCCATGATCGCGGACGACGCGGTCAGCTCGGCGAAAATAGCAGACAGTGCTGTAGTCACCGCGGCAATCGCCGACGACGCCGTCACTCTGGCGAAGATGGCGTCTGGCACGGACGGCAATCTCATCACCTACGATGCGTCGGGCAATCCTGCGCATGTCGCCACGGGATCGTCGGGCCAGGTGCTTACGTCAAACGGCGCTGGCGCTGCACCGACATTCCAGGCAGCAGCAGGCGGCGGGAAGGTGCTTCAGATCGTACAAGCAAGCACTCAGACGCAAGTTAACTCAACGTCGAGCAGCTACGCAGATACGAATGTGACGGCCACGATTACGCCAAGCGCAACGTCGAGCAAGGTGCTTGTGCTGGTATCGCAAGCATTGGCGAGTGCTGCCGGTGCGGCAGGCGGTGAGGTGGCGATTGTACGCGGCTCAACGACGATTGAAGAGTTCAGTCAGTTGTCTAACGTCGAGAACCAAATGACAAATCATTATCTGCCCTACCTGGACAGCCCGAGCACAACTGCGGCAACAACGTACAAGACGCAATTCAAACGCATTGACCAAAGCGGGACGTTGCAAGCCCAACGTAATGACGCGAGTGGCAACGCCACCAGCATCATTACGCTCATCGAAATTGGAGCATAAAATGGCAACGAAAGCAGAAGCCCTCGCAAGCCTCGCCCCCGACGCTGAGTGGGTGCTTAACGGCGACACACTCCGTTGGGACAGCCCCGGCATCGAGCAGCCGACCGACGCCGCGATCGACGCAGAGATCGCGCGGCTCACCGCTGCGGAGCCTTGGGCCGCGCTTCGCGCCGAGCGCAACCGGCTGCTCGGTGAGACAGACTGGTGGGCGCTGCCCGACAGCCCAGATATGAGCGACGCACAGTCGGCTTACCGGCAGGCATTGCGCGACCTACCCGCGAACACGACAGACGCCGCCAATCCTGTCTGGCCGACGAAGCCGTAATGCTTCGCGCCCTTGCCGCCGCTGCCGCCCTCTGGGCGGCTTTTTTAATGCCTGCGTCTGGGCAGCAAGTCGCCTGCGTGTCGAGCGTTGCGGCTGCGGACGAGGCGGCGCGCAAATCTGGTGAAGAGCTAGCACTGGAGCTTGTGACCAGCGGCGGTACACCGATGCGCCTCTATCTCGGCGTATCGACATGGTCGGTGTTTTTTCAGCGCGAGGGCGTGTGGTGCGTCGCGCCCTCGATGGTCGGACGAATTAAGCGAGGCGGAGCCGCGTAATGACACCCGAAGTGAAAACTGGTCTCGACGTTACCGCTGTCGCCGGAGGGATTGGTAGCTGGATGGCTCTTCTCCCAGACATCGCAGCGGTCTTGTCGATCGCCTGGCTGGCATTGCGCATCTGGGAGACTGAGACGATCAAGCGATTGACGGGGCGCGAGTAGTGAATTTCGAGCCCTCTCTTTTGCTTACCGCCGGGGGCATGCTCGTCTCGGTAGTATCCGCTGCGGTGATCGTGCGCCAGCGACTGGCAACGACGATCGAACATCTTGCGGATATAGAACAGCGGATTCGCGCCCTGGACAACCGCATCGACAAGAACAGCACACAGCTCGACGTACTCACGCAGCGCCAGGGCGTGATCAGCGCGATGCTCGACCCGGCCAACATGGAGCGGCGAGCGCGCGAAGCGGAGCGCCTCATAACGGAAGTCGAACACCTCAAAGCACAGCGAGGGAACACATGATCGGATTGATCGGCACGTTGCTCGGCCCCGTCATCGGCGGCGTCAAAGACTATGTGATGAGCGAGCAGGAAATTAAGAAGGCGGAGAAAGAGAACCGCGCTCGATTGCTGCGCGATAAGGCCAGCAACAATCACGACTGGGAGATGGCGAACTTGACCGACAAGGATAAGTGGCTGCGCCGCATATCCTTCTCGATGTTCTCCGCGCCCTTTGTCTGGGCGTTATTCGATCCGGTGGCTGTTGAGGCGTACTTCGTCCTGGCACTCAGCGCGATGCCCGAATGGTATGTGCAAATGTACGGCGCGATGGTCGGCGGCGTGTGGGGTGTTGCCGCCCTCAAGAACACCGCCCCCGCCCTTGTTGCTGGCGTCGTCAAGGCGGTGAAGCGATGATGGAGCGTTTGCGCAAGCTGCTTGAGCAGGACGAAGGGTGCGTCTACGCGGTGTACCTAGATACACTTTCCGAGCATACGTGCGGCATCGGCCACCTTATCGTTGAAGGCGACCCGGAATACGGCTGGCCCGTCGGTTCACCTGTCAGCGAGGAGCGCGTCGCGGAACTGTTTGAGCAAGACGTGCAAGTCGCGATCAACGACGCGCGGTGGCTGCATCCTGACCTTGATGACATGCCCGAGGATGCTCGGGTCACTATCATCTCGCTCGCATACCAGCTCGGCGCGCCCCGGTATCAACTCTTTAAGAAACACCACGCGGCCATCGAAACGCGAGACTGGAAAGAGGCGGCGGCGCAGCTCAGAGACAGCAAGCTCTATCGGCAAACGACCGCGCGCACCGAGCGTCACGCGCGTCGCCTGGAAGGTCTCGCGTAATTCAAGCGACACGC